TATATCGTTATAAGACGGTAACAGCTACAGTAACTGACCTTAAATTTAATGCTTCACAAATATCTGGTTCATTTGGTTTAAATACAATACCAGCTGGAGTAGATGTATTCGGTAGTATAACTGAGATTACACAATCATCTGGTGTAGGTATTGCATATTATGGTATACCTGAATTTAATATAAATACTGGGCAATCGTATTAATAAAAGGTGGTTTATCCATCTTTTTTTATGTATTTTAAAAAAAACTAAAGAAAATTATACATTTTTTATCGTTTTCTAAAAAATATGTATATTTATCTTTGTTAATAACCCATTCTTATGGGTTTATTGGTTAATGAATACTCACCTATATGTGTAGTTACCGAACAACCAATTCAAAACCAACTACATTGAGGTTCCTCAAATAACTTCAGAAAATTTTAAAAAACACGGTAAAAGAAATGGCAAATTCAAAATTGTTAAAAGAAGCAATTGCTGATGCCAAGGCTGTAAGGGAAACCGCTATCGCTAACGCTAAAATCGCATTAGAGGAAGCTTTTACTCCACGTTTACAATCTATCCTATCAAGAAAGCTACAAGCTGAAATGGAAGGTGAAGAGGAAGAAACTATGGAAGAAGAGATGGACTCAATGGATTTAGACATGGGTGATGACGAAGAACAAACTGCTATGGTAAGCAATGAAGAAGAAGCTACTGATGTTGTTGAAGAAGAGGAAACAGAAATGGACTCTGAAGAAGCAATGGAAGAAGCTGAAGGGTATGATGACCCGACTAACGCTGATGACGCATCAATGTCTGAAGAAGATGAGATGGGTGAAGATGAGTTAGATTTAGAAGAAATCATCAGAGAACTTGAAATGGGTATGGACTCTGAAGAAGAGGAAGTAACTGAAGAAGAAGAAATGGAAATTGCTCCCGAAGAAGCTCCTGTAGCTGAAGAGGAAGAAATGGAAATGGGTTCTGAAGAAGAAGCTCCTGTATCTGAAGAAGAAGATGAAATCGACTTAGAGGAAATCCTTAGAGAAATGGGTTACGGGGATGATGAGGAAGTAACTGAAGGTGAAGAAGAAGTTGTTGATAACTCTGCAGAATTAGAAGCAGAATTAGAAGAAGCTTATTCAGTAATCAAAAAATTACAATCTACAATCAACGAAGTAAACTTATTGAACGCAAAATTACTTTACGCTAACAAATTGTTTAGAGGTTATAATTTAACTAACGAGCAAAAAGGTAAAGTTGTAGAAAATCTTGACAGAACAACTTCTGTTAGAGAAGTAAAATTAGTTTTCGCAACGTTATCAGAATCAATGAACTTTACAGGTACTGAAAGAAAAGCTAAAAGAGCAATCGCTGAAAGCGTAGCATCTAAGCCAACTCGTTCAACTGCACCTAAGAAAGAAATCATTTCTGAGAACACAAATCTAATGGCTGCAAGATTCAAAGAACTTGCAAACATTAAATAATTTATTTATTAACAAACACATTAAAAAAGAAAAATAAAATGGCAAATTTCGATTTATCTAAGTTAATGGAAGGAAAGAACCCACAATCGGTTATGTTGAACGAAACTCGTCAACTTAAATCAAAATGGGAAAAAACTGGACTTCTTGAAGGCTTAAAGACAAAAGACCAAAGTGCAATGGCTGTACTTTTGGAAAACCAAGCAAAACAATTGCTTGATGAAGCAACACAAACTGGTGTTGGTGCAAACTCTGAAGAGTGGAGCGGTGTAGCTTTACCTTTAGTAAGAAGAATCTTCGGTGAGATTGCTTCTAAAGAATTCGTTAGTGTACAACCTATGAACTTACCTTCTGGACTTGTATTCTATTTGGATTTCAAATATGGTACTGCTCAAGGTGGTAACCCAACTTTCTCTGGAAAATCACTTTTTGGTGGTAACGGACAAGATTCTGCTGCTGGTGCTGGTTTCGGTACTACTGCAGTAGCTGAAAATGGTTTATATGGTGAAGGTAGATTCGGATACACAGTAAATGATGTAACTGCATCTTTCGCTCACTCTGCAATCACTTATACTTCAGCATCTTGGGCTGATGTAGGATTTACATCTGAACTTTCTGCTTCTGTAGCAGCTGGACAAGTGCATAAAGCAACTTTCACAGCTCCAACAACAGCTGATTTAGATGGTGTACGTTCATTTAACGTAGCAAGTGGTTCACTTACTAACTTAAATCAATTCCACAAAGTATCTGGAGCTAACTTAGTAATGTTCGTATCAGCATCTGCTGGTTTACAAACTGCTAAAACTGCTGCACAAACTGTAGTATTAACTTACTCAGTTGTACCAAATGATTACTCTAGAGGTGATTTTGAAGATGGTAAAAACTCTGGTAAAAGAGCAGATACTGAAGGAACAATCGGAACTGATATCGATATTCCTGAGGTTGACTTAGAATTGAAATCAGAGGCTATCGTTGCTAAGACTCGTAAGTTGAAAGCAGTATGGACTCCTGAATTGGCGCAAGATTTGAACGCTTACCACTCAATTGACGCTGAAGCGGAATTAACTTCTATGTTATCTGATTATATCTCTTTAGAGATTGACTTAGAAATCTTAGATATGTTAAAATCAAACGCTTTAACTACTGAGTATTGGTCAGCAACTATTGGTGAAGAATACAATGCAGCATCAGGCGTATGGTCTGGAGCAGCAACTGGAATGGCTTACCAAAAGAATACTTGGTTCCAAACTTTAGGTACTAAATTAAACAAAGTATCTAACAAAATTCACCAATTGACATTAAGAGGTGGAGCTAACTTCGTTGTTGCTTCTCCTGATGTATGTACTATCTTAGAATCGATTCCTGCATTTACAGTGAACGCTGATAAGGATTCTGCATCTTTCGCAGCTGGTGTAACGCAAGTTGGTGCTATCGCTAATAGATACACTGTTTACAAAAACCCTTACATGACTTCAAACGAAATCTTGTTAGGATTCAGAGGTTCAAACTTCTTGGAAACTGGAGCTGTTTACGCACCATACGTTCCATTAATTATGACTCCTTTGGTGTATGACCCAACAAACTTTACTCCTCGTAGAGGTGTAATGACAAGATACGCTAAGAAAATGGTTCGTCCTGAGTACTACGGTCGTATTTTTGTTAAAGATTTAGCTTCTATTTAATAGAAACTTAATTTTATAGAATTAGAGGGATAGGAAACTATCCCTCTTTTTTATGCGGTTTTGTTAAAACTCTTATACTTATAATAAAGTAGAATTTTATGGCTTTACCCTGCCCCGCATGTAAACAACCACTTGGTTTAACTTTACAATTTATTATAAAGCATCCAGTGATGGCATGCCCACATTGTGAAGTTATAATGGATTTTACTGTAAATGAAGAAATTAAAAAAAGTTTTACGGAAGCAATTTCGGAAATAGATAAAATAAAAAAGAAATATAAGGGTATGGTTAAATTTTCATAAAGCTATTTGCTTTCAAAAAATACTACATACTTATAAACAACTTTGGTTACGTTAAACTAATATAAAAAAAAATAAATTTTATGGCATCAATCGCAGACCAGTTCGCAGGTCTTCCAATAGAAGAACTAATTGTTTCTCCTATTATTGGAATGGCTAAAGGGCAAGCAAAATTAAATGAAGTAACTTGGAAGTACATTTCTGAAGTTGCTTTCGTAAAAGATGAAAAGACAGGTAAAACATCTGCTCGTTCATTAGACGTAGAAATGAATCGTGTTGTTACTAACGCAGATACAGGTGAACAAGAAATACAAAAATTGTATAGTAAAGTTCCAATGTTACCATTAGTACCACTACCATCATTGGCTATTACATCAGCGGACATCGAATTCGCTATGGAAGTTAAAACATCTGAAGCATCGAAGGATACATCAGCTAGTGAAAACAGCTATGAAATGTCTGCAGGTGGAAAATGGTGGGGAATGAGCTTTAACGCTAAAGTAGCAGGTAAAGTTTCAACCAACAAAGAAAACACTCGTTCAACTGATAACTCAGCAAAATACAATGTAAAAGTACATGCTGAGCAATTACCAGCAACTGAAGGTATGTTGAAATTATCTGATTACCTAACTCAAATGTTAGAGCCATCGTTAATTCCATTCGGAGAAGGTACTGCAGCTAAGTAATAATTAAACAATAAAGGTTATATATTATGGCAAGATTAAATGTAGAGGAACTAGTTGGCGGTCTGTTAGAGGCCGCCATGGTTTCTCAAGGTATAAGTGAAAGACAGCATATTAATGCTCTCCGAAACTATTTCAATGAAGATGGTACACCCAAAACTACTTCCTTTAATATAGGTGGTAGGGATATGATTGTTCCTCTTTATATTTTAGCAGACCACTCATCTATTGGGTTGGAAGAATTAGATATTGAGTTCTCTTGTAGACTTATATTTGGTGATGAAGAAAAGGAAGTTTCCAATCTTAAAAAATCTCTATTGGGGTTATTTAAGAAAAAGGGATACGAACACAATATCAAAGGTATTGAGGTTGATTCCGGTTACAATCCAAGTGAAGCTGGTATGGCTAAGATTAAAGTAAAATTTAAGGCAGATGAAAAGCCGGAAGCGGTTAGTCGATTAATTGATGAATATATTAAAAATTTGGAAGACCCGAATCAAAAATAAAATTTTATTATAAAATCAGAGGGATAGGGAACTATTCCTCTTTTTTTATGCTTTTTTTTCCATTACTAAATTTTACAATATTTATAAGTATTAAACATCAATTATAATGGCAGCAGGAAGATACTCATTTGTAATAGAGCAAGGAGCAACAACTAATTTTCAAATTGATTGGACCGATGAAAGTGGTTCGGCAATTGATTTGAGTGGTTATCATGCGAGAATGCAAATACGTCCGCACGTAGAGTCAACAACAACATTGTTATCACTATCATCATCACTTTCGGATAGTTGTGGAACGGGTATTAATCTAAGTGGTTCAAATGGTATAACACCAATACAAAGTGGTTCAATAGGTATCTATATATCAGCATATTCATCATCTTTATTAGATTTTGGTGAAGCAGTTTATGATTTAGAAGTGGTTAAAGGGTGTGAAGTTACGAGATTATTGGAAGGTAAAGTTAAATTATCTAAAAACGTAACGAGATAAAATGGCAATAAAAGTAACACAAAATTTAACAAAAGTAACTATATCATCGGTTGGTGTTCAAGGACCAAAAGGAGATTCTGCACAAGATAGTGATTTATCTTTCTTAGTAACAACATCTTCTTTTAATGATTATACAGCATCACAAGCCACATTAAATAATAAATTTGCAATCACAGGTTCGAATACCTTTAGAGGTGAGCAAGTTATAAGTGGCTCAATCCTAATTAGTGGTTCATTAGTACCGGCAACTGGACAAGGAACATTCACATCTTCATTTAGTTTAGGTTCACCATCAAATGCTTGGAAAGACCTTTATATATCACAAGGTTCAATTATTTTCGTAGATGCGGTAACGCAAGAAACTTCATCATTTTCAATTGAGAATAATGCTGGTGGACAAAAGACTGTAAAATATACGGCAGCACTAACAGCATCGGCTTATTTAGGAGATGGTAGACAACTAACAAATTTATCAGCAAATACAAATTGGAATAACACATACGATTCATATTTAATAAGAAAAACAGAACAATTAACTTTTTCGGGAGATTATATTTTAGAAAACGGATTTTTATTAATTGAAGGTGGTGATGAAGAAGTAGAATACTCCGCAAACAAATCATTCAAAAAAGAAGGAACACTATTTATAGGTGGAAATCTATTACTTAAAGATAGTGTTATTGAAAATAATGGTAAGATAAGTGTGGGTGGAGAAGTTATATTAATAGGTAATTCATCAATAGACGGAACAGGAACAATAATATAAAAATATGCAATACATTCAATTACAAGGGCAAGTAGCCGCAGATTTAGATACTCCATTAGAAGGTGGGTATAATTTGTTTATAGATACAACAAATGGCTCTATCAAAGCAAAAGATAGTGAAGGTAATCTAACCGGTGGTGGAGCTGGTGGTGGATTAGTAGAAACCACTTATAATGGATTAACCGCTTCATTAGCGACTGATTCATTAACACCTGGTACTTACTATAAGATTACCGATTTTAGGACTTGTTATGACCAACCGGATTATGATGTTTATGGTAACTCAATTCAAGTTGGTAATTATAGAACAGGTAGTATTTCACCTATAATTGTATTCGCATTAGACTCCGGTTCTTTGGCATCAGATGCATATCAACCCGAATATCCAAATGATAATATTAAATACGATATTACATTTAATCAAACCGAAGTAACTGATAGTCCTGCATTTGGTAGAATTATATATAGAAAAGATAATCAAGGAAACGAAATGGATTACGATTTCAGAGAAGTTCTTTTCAAAAGATATGATGCATATTATTCTGAAGATGTTTATGATGGAACTATTTCTGTTGAAGAATCTGGTAGTTTTGCTTTTATCACCGGTAGTGGAACATTTTTTGAAAATTTCACAACTGGAAGTGTTGTTGGTGTTTTGAATATCAATAATGACCCTCTTGTATTTTACTATGAAATCGTATCAATTGAAGATGATTATCGTATGGTTGTTACTGGAAGTAGATATAACTCTCCTAGTGATACTCGTTTGTTAGATGCAAATCTATTAGAAGGAGTGTCTTGGAAACAAAATAACATCCTATCTAATTCAGCTTCAATAGAAATACCAACCTTTGAGTATATAGGAGACTGTTTTAATAACACATCTACAAATACGGCTGCATTTACGGTATGGGATGAAAATACTTTCCTATTACCAAACAATGTATTCAAAGGTGAAAACACTTATAGAGATAATTCATTCTCACAAGTTTTTAGAAATAACACATTTAATGATGCTAGTTCTAACTCTAATATAGTTATGGATAGATTTTATAATAATATTATTAATAACGATTTTGATAATAACATAATCAAAGATAGTTTTTACAATAATATAATTGTTTGTGATTTTAGATACAACACAGTTAGTGGTGAGTTCCACAATAATCATTTTGGAGATGAGGATGAGGATGATTTTGATTACAATATCATTAATGGTGAGTTCTATAATAACTTCTACACATCAGATGATGATTTTTATTATAACATAATCAACGGAGGTTTTGACCACAACATCATACTTGATGAATTTAGTAAAAATACTCTTAATGGGTTTTATAATAATGTGTTAGGTGGTGAATTTGGTGATAATAGAATAGGTGAAAGTTTTTACGGAAATAAGACCTACAATGAATTTAGAGAAAATACAATAGCGGATGAGGTTTATAATAATAACTTCTTTTCATCATTCTTAGGTAATACAATAATAGGACATGAAGTTTATAATAATAACTTTTACAGTTGGACCGAAGATAATCAAATAGGTTCTAGTTTTCGAAATAACGATATAGGAGAGTCTGATGATTATGGTGATACGAATTTTTCCCGAAACAAAATCGGTAATGATTTTTATGATAATATTGTTAGCCAATCTTTTGAGGATAATGTAATCGGTAGTGGTTTTTACGATAATACTATTAATAATGAATTTTTACACAATAATATTGAAAGTGATTTTGAATCGAATACAATAGTAAATAATGGTGAACTAGAATCGTTTGAGTACAATCAAATAGGTAATGAGATGAAAGGAAATTTAATTTCAGGTAGTTTTATCTCAAATAAAATTGGTTATGCATTTGTAGGAAATGAAATTGGAGATGGGTTTAATAGTAATACTATTGGTAATATTTTTACCGGAAACGATATAGGAGAAGGCTGTATCAGTAACATATTTGGTGATTATACTATTGAAAATAATATTGGTAATGGGTTCGTGGAGAATTTTATATTAAATAATTTTATTGATAACACCATTGCTAATGATTTCAAAAGTAATAAAATTGGAAATGATTTTACTGATAATATGATTGGTGATGGTTTTGGATTTGGTGGCAGTTCGTATAGAGGTAATGTAATTGGAAATAGTTTTACTGACAATATAATCGGAGAATACTTCTACGATAACAATATTGGAGATAGATTTACATACAATAGAATAGGTAATGACTTCCAATATAATAGAATAGAAACGGAATTGGATGATTATGATTTTACCACATATTTAGGGGTAATCAATACCATATCATCTTCGATAACCGATGGAACTGATGGAGTTTATTCAGATTTAACTGGTTCAACTGCAGGGTTTGGTTCGGGTTCGGTATTTGAAGTAACTGTTGCATCAAGTATTGTTAGTAATATTGCAATTACAAATAGTGGAAATCTATACGAAGTGGATGATACTATAACAATAGCATCTGGTTCATTTGGTGGAACTACTGATTTAGTATTAACAGTTACTGAATTACACCCAGCCCCAATGGTTTATGGAAATTATAACAAAACTATTCAAAGAAGATTTGATGGAACGATTGTATTAACTGCGTTAGATGATAGTAATCAATTCTATATAACTCAAGCCATCACCGAAGCAATAGACTAATAAAACGAAAGAAATATGAGAATATGTATATTATGCGAAGAATCAAAAGTTCAGCAAGCAAGAGAAAAAATGAAAAATGATAATATCTTAAAAATAGATTTATCACCAAGCGGAGAATTACCTGCAACTCACAAATTGTGTGTAATGGCAGTTACCGAAGAAAAAGCTAATCAGATGATGAGTTCTGCTGAATTAACTATAATAGAGGCAATGAACCCAAAAGAGTTTTTAGCAAAGTATGGTTTGAAAAAAATTGGAAAAAGTTTTGGATTTTAGTAATTATAAAATAAAAAGGGGATTTATTACACCTACCGAGTCTAAACAAATAATAAATTGGATAGACTCGATTGACCATAGTGGTAATGGTGCTAATCATCATCTTTCGGAATTATCAAAAGAACTAAAAGGTAAATCCTATATGTTCGATATTTCGGATACACCTTTTACAAATTATATTACAAAGTTCCAATCCGTATCAGATGTTTCAAAAGAGAAACTACCTGATTTTATTCATAGTATCATTGATAGGATTGCAAAAGAATTCCATTTTCCTAAAAATCATATCTTCTTACAAGCGGTAGATATGAATAGTGGTGGGAAGATAAATCCTCACTATGATGCGGCAGTTGAAGGATATGTTAATTATAAATGTAACATAAGTGTTTTATCAGAGGATTACGAATTGTTTTTAGATAAAGATGTTATAACTATAAATGAAGGTGATTTATACGGATTTGAAGCATCGTTATACAAACATTGGACAAACGAATTCAAATCAAGAAGAGTTTTCCTAAGTTTTGGTTTTTTATTACCATACGATGTGGTAGGCAGAACCGAAACAGATGTAAGAGTTCGTTTGAGTAAAAGAATAGAAAGATATTTCCAAAAAACAATAGAAAATGTTTGAAAGTAAAATAAATAGAGGAAAAGTAAATGGATACGCTCCGTTAGATGGTGATGGTAAAGTATCGTTATCTCACTTACCTGATGTAGTTGGTGTAGCTGGTACATCTGGAACATCGGGTGTAAATGGAACTTCTGGTACTTCGGTATTTGCAGATAGTAATTCGTTGGCAACAACTGGTTCTAACGTTTTTACTGGAACTCAAACAATAAGTGGTAGTGGTGATATTTCACTTACAATAGGAGACGTAAATTTTATTGGAGGTCCTTCTTTTGGTTTAAGAGTAACCGGTTCTGATGGAGCTCCACTATTTCTAACATCTGATGGAACTTTATTAATTGGAGCTATTACTAATCCTACGAATGTATCTGATGATGCATCCTTTTTTGCAAATCAATTAAATTCATATCCTGTTTCAGATGGACCTACTGCAGCAATATTAGTTCAAAAATCAGGTTCATTCCAATCTAATTGGGTATTTGATTATGATGGTAAAAGTTATTTTCCTAGTGATATTAATATTGGATATAATTCATTGGGTAGCGGATTAACTTCTGGTTCATTAAACATTACTAATGGTGATATTAATTTAACTGGTTCTTTACTAATGACTGGTTCTATTATATTAAATGGAGTAACTTATACAAGTTTATCTGGAAATGGTGGCACATCTGGCGAAAGTGGTACGAGTGGAGTAGATGGTACATCTGGAACTTCTGGTGAAAGTGGCACATCCGGTGAAAGTGGTACAAGTGGAACTTCCGGTACATCCATATTGTTGGACTCTACTTTAACATTTGAAGGCAATATAATTTCAGGTAGTAGTGTTGAGACAGTTGGTACACAAATAACAATTGCACAAGACTATTATGGTGGTACTGGTTTGAATGGTAGTGGATTAATTGTAGCTGATAATGCAGAAAGTAGTGGAGTACAAAATGGATGGATAATTAGATTTTATGATGGTACAATAAGGACGGTAACTGGTAATTATGTCCCATCTGGAGAGTCTTTTAGAACTATTGCATTTGGTTCATCTGTATCCCTTAATCCAGCATATCCTTTGACTATAGAAAGTCCAGATTACCAACTTGGTTCAGATGCTTCTGTAGAACTTAAAGTGGGTGAACATAGTATAGTATTAGGTGATGATGGTATCTTAAAATTAAATAATGGGTTTGGTGAAATATATGCGGATGATGAAAATTATTCGGTTAGAATTGGAACTTCGGCTGAAAATGTAGCACCAAACTCACAAATTATACTTGGTGTAGGAAATGAGACATTGAAAATCAAAGCCGGACCTCCTTTAAGAGAATGGACTTTTGGAGAAAGTGGTAATTTTAATTTAACAGGTAGTATAAATGGAGCTCGTAATTTACCAACAACTGGTTCAAATCAATTTAATGGTTCACAATATATAAGTGGTTCAGTATATGTAAGTGGTTCTATCTATAAGGATGGTAACAAACAATTCAACTACGGACAATGGGCTTCATTAGAAACTCAAACTGGTTCTGCTAATACGGCATACGCTATGAAGTTGGAAGTGCCGGTTCCTGAATTTGAAGGTATATATGTTGGTAATAATGGTAGTGGATTTCCAACTAGAATTTATGTAGAAAATAACGGATTATATAACATTCAATTTTCAGCACAATTACATACCACCTCAAACGAGTCGTGTGATTTTTCTGTTTGGTTTGCTATGACAGGTTCTAATATAGCTAATTCAAATACGGATTTCTCTATTGAAAAGGTAAGTGGTGGTGGATTCCAAGTGGCAGCATTAAACTTCTTAACTCCAATTACATCCGGAAGTTATGTAGAATTGTATTGGTCAAAAACAACCGCAAACGGACAATTGCAATATAAAGGAACGCAAGTATCACCAACTAGACCCGCAACACCATCGGTAATTGTGACTGTAACTCAAATAGCATAATTTTATATAATCCCATTCTAAACCACTATTCTTTTTTTTCTTATATTTATAGGTAAGATAAAATTAGAAAGGAATAGTAAATGGCAATAGAATACATATACCCAGGTTCATCATCATTCTTTCCGGGAGAAACTCCATTTGGAACTTATGATAACGATTATGAATTTAGTGAAGATGCTCCAAAGGTAGCCCACTGGGTTGCTACTCGTTTGGGATACCCAATTCAAAATGTGGAATTAGTAGATGCAAGTTTATTTGCTTGTTTCGAAGAATCCGTATCTGAATACGGTGCACAGGTAAATCAATTTAATATCAGAAACAATTTGGATGTACTTAAGGGTAATCCAACTGGTACCGATTACACTGGTAAATTTGTTGAAGGTTCATTCTTACCAACTCTTATTGGTATTGTTGAGGCATATGGTACATTAGCTGGTGCTGGTGGAAGTACTGATATCAAAAAAGGTAGTGTTGATTTAGTGGGTGGACAACAAAATTACGATTTACAAACTTTATTTGCTGATGTAAGCGAGTCTGGAAAGCGAATACAAATAACAAAAGTATTTCACGAACCAACACCTGCAATCAATAGATTCTTTGACCCGTATTCAGTAAGTGGACAGGGAACTCTTAACTTAATTGATGAGTTTGGATTTGGTTCATTCTCACCAGCAGCTCAATTTATCTTAATGCCAATTTTCGAAGATATGTTAAGAATTCAAGCAATTGAATTTAATGATGAAATTAGAAAATCAGCACACTCCTTTAATATTACTAACAACAAATTACAAATATTCCCTATACCAACTACTGCTGGTAAATTATATTTTGAATATTTTGTATCCGATGAATTTGTAACCAATTCTACAAAGGTAAAGCCAAATGTAGTTTCTGATTATGCTAATATTGGATATAGTTTTATTCAATATGAAAGTATAAATGATGTTGGTAGACAATGGATTAGAAAATATACACTTGCTCTTGCTAAGGAATTATTAGGAGCAATTAGAGAAAAATATAGTTCAGTTCCAATTCCAGGTTCTGAAATTTCATTAGATGGTGCTGCTCTAAGAGCTGAAGCTCAAACTGAAAAGGATAATTTAATGGAACAATTGAGAGAAAACTTAGAGGAGTTGAGTAGAAAAAACCAATTCGAAGTTAAGGCTCAGGAATCAGAACATCAGCAAGAGATGTTGAAAAAAATTCCATTACTAATATATGTAGGATAATATGCCAAGATTTGCATTAGATAGAGATATCCGATTTTTTGAAGGAATATCAAGAGAATTGGTAGATGCAGTTATTGAAACAACTGTAGTTCTATACAAACTTGTCATTTCTGATATGAAAACAAATTTGTATGGGGAATCTTTAAATAAATCGTATTTTCAAGGAACACAATGTACTGCTGTAATTGAGAGAGATGATACTGGTATTTCGTATGAAGGATTTGGACCAGATAGTGGACAGACTGTACAATTCCGTTTTAATCGTTTCACATTAGAGGGAAAGGGATTCTATCCAGAAATTGGAGATATTATTTCTCATAATAATGCATACTTTGAAATTGATAATGTAAGAGAGGACCAATTAATTGGTGGACAGACTGGAGAAAAATTCTCAATTATATGTTCTACATTTATGACACGTAGAAGTTCTATACAAACTGAAATGAGAGATATCTAATGAATAAAAAAGAAACAAATAGAGGTTTACAGCGTTCGATATCTAAAGAGTTCACTAAAGGTGTAAAACTTATTGATATAGATACTACCATAGCTGAGTATATGGTAGATACCATTATTCCTGATGTGGAAGAAAATGGTAATGCGGTTAAAGTACCACTTATATATGGTAATGCAGAACGTTGGAAAAACGCTAGAGTAGATGGGTATTTGAGAGATGCTAGAGGTAAGATTCAAATACCATTAGTAATGTTCAAACGAAACTCTATTGAAAGAGATGCCGCTATGGCTCAATTCAAAGATGTTAATACGTTACCTGCTTATGTAAGATACTCTAAAACAAATAGATACGAACGATTTTCATTACAAAGTGGTACAAAACCCGCATATGAACAATATGAAGTTTCGGTACCCGACTATGTAACAGTAACTTATGAGGTAATGGTGTGGTCATCATTCACCGAGCATATGAATAAAATTGTTGAACAATTTCAATACGCAACTGATAGATATTGGGGAACTGAAAATGGATTCAAATTTAGAACTCGTATTGATTCGTTTGATAATCAACAAGAAGTTGGAGAGGGTTCGGAAAGAATTATAAGAACAACATTCACAATGGTGGTAAATGCATATTTACTTCCTGAAACTCGTGATGAGGCACCAGTTGTTAAAAAATCATTCACACCAAAGAAAGTTGTATGGGGTGTAGAAACGGATTTAAGTGGTACTATGTTCACCAATCCTAACATATATAATGAATATCAGTTTGTTATAGATTTTGTTGCTATAAGGGGTTCTCAAGCAGCACAATTTGTAGGTATAACTGGTGGGGTAAATAGAGGTGTTGTTAAATTAACAAATGTTAGAAAACCAATATTACCAAATGAACTAATTGGTTCGTTTGATACTTTAAATTGGTTTAGAGTTTATGTTAATTCAGAATTTAAACCAGCATCAACTTATAGTTATTCTTTTAACGGAACTACAAATGAAATCGTTTTTACATTTAATAATACATTAGGATTTGATATTGATATAAATGATGAAGTGGATATTGTAGGAAAATTTGAACAACTATGAACATAAAGACTCTTAAAAATATAATGAAAGAAGTTAACGAACCAAATGAATTCATTTTGGAACCCGTTGATTTGGTACATTCATTATATTGGATATGGAAAGCTACAAATTGTAGATTAAAAACATTAGATAGTAGAGTTGCTGATAAAAGAAGAACTGCTGCTAGATTTGATGTATTTGTATGGGGTGGATTTATTGCCGCAAGAGATTATCAATTTGAACAAGTTGGAAATGATTTTCACATAAAATTTATAAGAACAAATTTCCCAACAACAATTGAAAATACAAATGACCCAAATTATGGACAACCTTGGGCATTTGAATCTAATGATGAAGTAAAAATAGAAGGTGATTTAGAAAATATTAATTAATGGCTAGATTAAAACCAAATATAGATATAGGTAGTATAACTACAAAGAGGGATAGAGAATCTTTTCAAAATTTTGTGTTGGAAGTAATCAAAGATACGTTTATCTATGAGGCAACTCCAACATCAATTTCTTTAAATGGTGAACTATTTACTTTAAATTTGGATGATTTTAGATTTGTTTATGAAGATTTAATCGTTGCAGATTCCAAGGATTATTTAGATGTATATTTATACGGAGTGAAGCAAACAAACGATAGATATTCGGTAACATTTGATGATACTTCTATAACTATAACCTTTACTGAAAGTATAACAAGAGTTCCGGCTGACGTAGTTAGAACTGATTTTGAAATTAAAGGTAAAATTACACAAATAGTATAATGGCTAGATTAATACCACAGAAACAAATAGAAGAAGTAAATCAGTTTAGGGATAGTATATCCGTAGGCAACTCTGTATTTATATCTGGCTCTTTATTAGTATCACAAAGTATTGATATTGGTACTCGTACTTCGGATAAGCAAAGAATAACTGGTTCGGTTGAAATTACTGGGTCATTACAAATTGATGGTGCATTATCATTTGCCAATGCGGCAAGTAGATTGGATGCAACTGCATCTTTTTCTGATATATCGGTTGATACACAAAGATTTGGTGGAATATTAGTTGAGGATTTTGCAAAAAGTGATTCAACTATCTATGTATCATCTACAAATGGTAATGATAATAATAGTGGTACTTCACCGCAATTTCCATTAAGAACTATTAAGAAAGCTGCTCAATTAGCAACTCCGGGTGATGATGGTAGATATGGTTTACCAACTGGTTCTCTTTTTAGTGGATTTAGAATCACTGTTGATGCGGGTACTTATTTAGAAGAAAACCCAATTGAACTTCCAAGAAACACAACTGTTTGGGGAGCTGGATTAAGGGTAACTAAAATTATTGCTAAAAACGAAAACGAAGATTTATTTTGGGTAAATAGTGGTTGTTATCTTGCTGAGATGACATTTGCTGGTTTGAGAGTATATCCATCGGTTGATGATTCTCAAAGTGGATTCGCAATTGCATTCGCACCAAACGCATTTATTACAACATCACCATACGTTCAGAACTGTTCTATGATTTCAAATCAGGAGAACTCATTCCTTGAGCTGTATGAGGATATTCCTGCTGGAGGTGGTGGATTGAACGTAGATGGAAATAGAATCCATCCTGATTCTCCATTAGCCTCTATGGTATTGGATGCATATACACAGGTTGCACCAAATGGTGTGGGTTGTCAAGTTGTTGGAAGGGGATTCATTCAGTTGGTATCATTCTTCACAAACTTCTCAGCATATTCAGTAAAAGTTATCGATGGTGGACATGCGGTATTACTTAACTCTAACACCTCATTTGGTGATTATGGTATGTACGCATCTGGTTCACGTTTTATTACGGGTAGTGGTGGTAACTTTGATGCGTTCTTAAATGTACAAGATAATTACTCAATTATTGTTAATACTATTGAAGGTGGATTATCTACGATTCCTGCATTGGTACCAAATACTGAAAACGGAATTAGAGTAACTGACCCTAATGTTTTACCACAATACTTTTTATCGGAAGATTCTTCGAATGAAGTGTCTGATATAGTTAAAGCTGATTTTAAATTAATAAGTTCAATTATTGACAATGGAATTGTAAATAAACCAAGTTTAATTGCAAAAAGTAGTATAAATGGATATTCATCGCAATCTGTTTACAATATTTCTGGTGAAAATCAATATACTTCATCAACAACCGCATCATTACAAAATATTGCAAGTGTTGATACTAATTTTAATATATTATATGATATAATTGAAAGAGGAAATCCTGCAACCGAATCATATGTTCGTATATCAAATGTATCTCATTCAATTCAAGCAACTGATATTGTTCAATACAAAACCTCAGCTGTAGATTCACCTACAATTACTACAACTAATAATAGTTTTGATACAATTATGTCTATTGTAGCTGGTGGTATAGCTCCAAATATTGTAAGTAATACATCTGCTAGTTTTAAATTTAGTAATGTAAACCAATATCAAACAGGTACAACATCATCTTTACAAACAATAAATTCGGTATCATCATCATTTTCAATTGTGTATGATACTATTGAATATGGGACTGGTGATTTACCTACAATTATACCAAGTAGTTCAAATGCTAGCACATCAAGTGAAAAACAAAACGCATATAATTTACTTATAAATAATATACCATTTATACAATCTGAAACTATTGCATATATGAGTTCGTCTTGGAGTGAGTTTTCATATAATGAAACAACTTGTAAGAGAGATATTTCATATATTGTAAGTGGAGCTGCATATGATATTCTTTATGGTGGAAATGAAGAATCTATAAAGAGTGCAAGATTTTATTACTTATATCCATCCGAAGCTACTACAACTCAATTAGAACCAACATTAACTGCGGTTAAATACGCAAGTGGTGTTGCACAAAATATTTTAAAAGGAAATCAATACATAACATCATCCGCTAATATTAATAATGGATATAATATTATTTTTAATAACAAAGATTTTGTTAGAGCAGAAACCATTGCATATATTTCATCATCTTGGTCTGAATTCGAATATAATGAGGTAAGTTGTTCACGTGATATTGGATATATTTTAGATGCAGTAGGAACTGATTTAAAATATGAAGGTAACGACCGAAGTGTAACTGCTGGACAATTCTACTTTAGATATCCATCGGAGGCAACAACTACTCAGTTAAATCAAACATTAGATGCTATTAGATATGCTAAACGATTAACTGAAAAATTATTAAACAACGATACATTTGTAACGGCATCTAATTCTGTAATTGGGGCTGTTGATTTAATGAGAAAAAATCGTAGTTTAATTCAAACTGAAACTATTACATATATCAATACTCAATATCCTAATTTAGATTATAACCAAGCTAAATGTAGAAGAGATGTTGGATACATTGTTGATAATATTACAACTGATTTATTGTATGGTGGTAATGAAAGAACTGAAACTGCTGGATTATATTATTTCTTATTTCCATCAGTAGCAAATACTACTCAATTAACTGAAACAATAAATGCACTTCAATATGTAAATGCGTTAACCGATAAAATTTTAATATCAGAAATATTACCAACTCCAAAAATTGGATTAAATATTGATAGTAACATAAAAGTTACGGCATTTAATTCGGTAACATCATCTATATCTGCAAGTAATACTGAAGTTACATTAGTATCACAATCATTTGGTATTATTGAGGATATTATTAGATATGGAACTGATTATATACCATCGGCAATAGTTGGTAATTCAAACGATTATATTTGGAATATAAATAATCCAATAAATGTTAGTGGTATAACACAAATTCAATCAACGTTAGCAAACGCAAATACTCAAAGTATTTCTAACAACGTTAATACAATTATTAAAATAATTGAAAGTGGTAGTTCAGTTACAACCGAACAAACAATTGGAACTGATAGAAATGGGGCTCCGATTTCAACGGTTGGTATTCCTAAAAATTCATATGGAAGTAATTTAATAACAACTGTTATTGGAACAACTATTCCTGCTGAAATTCAATTGGTTAAAAATACTGCAGCTGGTATTAAATTTGGTAATGGCTTACAAATCACATCATCTATATCTGCTAGTGCTACTGAAATACAAAAAGTATCATCATCATTTTCAATTGTAACTGATATTATCAAATATGGTATTAGTGGAAGTTTGAGTTTAAGTGGTTCATCTGAATACTCAACTTATTATGAAGTAATTGCATTTGAATCTGCAAATTATTTATTTAATGAAAATCAATTAAATAAATTTGATAACGTATTAACTGCATCTATCGAAGATGGTAGTATAGACCCTACTTTAACATTAAAGAGAGGTGAACTTTATACATTCTCTGTAAATTCACTAAATATTGTAAATGCAACTGAATTAGATTTTAGACCATTTTATATTAAAACTGATATAAAACCAGGTCTTAGAAATCAATATACAAAAGGTGTAACTAATAATGGTGTTACCTTTGGAACTTTAACATTTATTGTACCATTCGATGCACCTGATACTTTATACTATGTAAATGGTAAAGATATTGAAGCAAGTGGAATTATTAATATTGTTGATGAGTTACCAATTTCAGATACGCAAAGATATATTGAAATACCATCATTGGGTGATTTTGAGGTTGTAGCAAATACTATTAATAATATTAAAGTTACTAACATACCACAAATTCAATCAATATATACTGCTTCTATATCAGAATCATTATCAGTAAGTTCATCATTCGCAACTACAATTGATATTTTATTTAATGGTGTGAGTAATTTACCAACTACAATTACAAATGTAAGTGGATTAATTAAGAAACGTGAACTATCACAATATACATCATCATTTGCGGTATCATCGGCATTAAGAAATACTATAAGTTCATCATTTAATATTGTAACTAATATAGTAACAAATGGTACGGGCTCAGTTCCAGCATTAATTGAAAATACTAACGATTTAATTAAAGTAACTTCGGTACCTCAAATAATTGGATTACAATCTGGAAGTATAACTCAGGTTAACAACGTAAGTTCATCTTTTGCTAATATAATTAATATTATTAAAAATGGTACTGGTTCAATTCCGGTTGAAATTAGTAATATAAATGGATTAACTAAGTTTAGTAGCACAGAGCAATTTACAGCCTCTTTAAGCGCTAGTTTAGAAGATGTAACCTTTGTATCCAATTCGATATCAATCGTTTCTACAATCATTACAAATGGCAGTGGTTCGTATATTACGGCTAGTTTATATGGAGCGGCCTCAACCCAACCATCTACATTAGCAGCTTATCAAATTATTAAGCAAAATATTCCATTTATTCAAATAGAAACTTTATCTTACTTATCTTCTTCTTGGAGTACGGCTTCATATAATGAAGCAAGTTGTAGTAGAGATATTGGATTGATTGTAAGTGGAGCAGCTGAGGATTTATTATATAATACTATTTCATCATCAATTGTGAATGGTAAGTATTATTTAGAATACCCATCGGCAGCAGAAACTACTCAAATAAACCAAACATTAGATGGTATTGAGTACGCAAGTAAATTAACACAAAAATTAATTCAAAATATAATTTTTGAAACCGCATCAATGGAGGTTTCGGCATCTTATAATTTGATTAGAAAAAATAGAGAATTTGTTAAGAGTGAAACTATCGCTTACTTATCATCTTCTTGGAGTACATTCGATTATAACGAATCATTATGTAGAAGAGATATCGGACATATAATTGATGCAGTTTCTACGGATTTATTATATGGTGGAAATGAAAGAAGTAACACCGCTGGTGAATTCTATTACAAATATCCATCATCTGCAACTGTTAGTGGTAGTGTATCTCCAACAACCGCAGCACAATTATACCCAACATTGGATGGTATTAATTATGCTAGACGATTAGTTCAAAATATTGTTGTAAATAATCAATTTGCATTAGCACCTGATAGTAGAACAAACGCATATGATTTAATCGTTGAAAATAAATCATTAATTCAATCGGAAGTTGTTTCTTATGTATCATCTTCTTGGAGTGGTGTATTATACAATGATATAAGTTGTTCTCGTGATATTGGATATATTTTAGATGCAGTAGCAACTGATACCTTATATGGTGGAAATGAACGTAGTTCAGTAGCTGGTGAATTCTATTATCTATTCCCATCAAGAGCAACAAATGGTGGTGTTCCATCTGAAAATAATCAATTAGATTCAACTTTAAGTGGTATTAATTACGCTAAAGGAATGGTAAATCAGTTATTACAAAATAATATCTTTGTAACTGCTTCATTACAAACCATTGGTGTAACAAATTTAATAATCGATAACAAACCATTAATTCAAAATGAAGTAATTTCATATATTTCTTCATCTTGGAGTAATTTTCAATATAACGAAGCAAGTTGTAGTAGAGATGTTGGATATATCTTAGATGCAGTAGCAACTGATTTCTACTATGGTGGAAATGAAAGAAGTATTACCGCTGGAACATTCTATTACCTATTCCCATCAGCAGCAACTGTTAGTGGAAGTTCATCCCCAAGCGTTGATGCTCAATTATACCCAACGGTTGATGGTGTAACATACGCACAAAGATTGACTAACAAAATAATTAATAATATAACATTAGTAACTGCTTCATTAGAAAGACAAACTACATATGACTTATTATTAGATAACAAATTATTAATCCAAAACGAAGTAATTTCATTTATGAGTTCTTCTTGGAGTGGATTTGAATATATTGAATCTAAATGTAAGAGAGATGTAGGATATATTGTAGATGCAGTAGCAACCGATGTATTATATGGTGGAAATGAAAGAAGTGTAACTGCTGGTGAGTTTTATTACTTATATCCATCACAAGCTACTTCGGTTCAATCCGACCAAACAATCACCGGTGTAAATCATGCATTTGGTTTGGCTGATAAAATAGTTAGAAATACTTTATTAGTAACCGCAAGTGCTGAAACTATTGCAAATTATGATGTAATATTAGATAATAAAGGATTAATACAAACAAACGTAATTTATTATATAGATTCAGTATATCCATACTTTACTTACAATAGAACTAAGTGTAGAAGAGATGTTGGTTACATTGTAGATGCAATAGCAACCGATTTACTATGGGGTGGTAACGAAAGAAGTATTGTAGCAGCTGATTACTATTATAGATATCCATCTGAAGCTACAACTATTCAGTTAAATGAAACTACTGAAGCAATATCATATGTTAAAACAATTATAAACAAATTAATTCAAAATAATATATTACAAGTACCAACTGTAACTTCAAATACTAATAATAATATTAAATTTACTAATAGTAATCAAATAAGTGGAGCAGGTACATCTAATATTAATGTATTAAACGCATTAAGTTCATCATTTGGATTAGTAATGAATACTATAACAAATGGAACGGGTTCACTCCCAGCCATTTCTCAATATACTGCATCGTTAATAGATTCTGGAACTTTACAAGCATATTCATTAATAAAATCAAATATACCATTTATCCAAAATGAGGTAATTGCATATATTAGTTCTTCTTGGAGTGGATTCGCATACAATGAAGCTAGTTGTAGTAGAGATGTGGGATTAATTGTAAGTGGGGCAATTGAAGATTTACTATTTGGTTCAGTATCAGCATCAGTAGTAAATGCTAAATACTATTTTGAATACCCATCAGCGGCAACTGGTTCACAACTATATCAAACATTAGATGGAATCAAATACGCAGCTAGTTTAAGTAATAAAATAGCACAAAATATTCAATTCGTAACTGCTTCAAACGAAGTATCTGCATCTTGGCATTTATTAAGAGATAATAAGGAGTTTATCCAAAATGAGGTAATCGCTTATGTATCATCTTCTTGGAGTGGTGTTTATTATAATGAAGATAAGTGTAAGAGAGATGTTGGTTATTTAATTGATGCAGCTGCAACTGACCTTTATTATGGTGGAAATGAGAGAAGTGTAACCGCTGGTTCATTCTATTATCTATTCCCATCTGCGGCTACTCAAAATGGAGTTCCTTCAACAACTTCTCAATTGGACCCAACTGTTGATGGTATAATATACGCAAGTGGATTATCACAAAAAGTAATTCAAAATGTAGAATTTGTACAACCATCGGCTTCAGTATTAGTAGGTGCTGATTTATTAATTGGAAATAAAAGATTCATCCAAACTGAAGTAATTCAATATCTTTCATCATCTTGGAGTGAATTTTATTATAATGAAGCAAGTTGTTCTCGTGATATTGGGTATATTATAGATGCAGCTAGAACGGATTTAGTTTATGGTGGAAATGAAAGAAGTATTAAGGCTGGAACGTTTTATTACTATATTCCATCGGAAGCAACAACTAAACAAAAACCACAAACAATTGATGGTATTGATTTTGCTAAGGGAATGGCTGAAAAGGTAATTTTGAAAGAACAATTAGTAAGACCATCATTCCAAACAAAATTATCGGTTGATTTATTAAGGGGAAGTAAAAAAACATTACAATCAATCGCAATATCATATACCGCTGGAGCATTTCCTAACTTTGTTTATAATGAAGAAAAGTGTTATAGAGATACTGGATTTATTGTAGATGCAATAGCAACGGATTTATTATATGGTGGAAATCTAAGAAGTGTTAGAGCAGCATCATCATATTATACTGGGGTATATGGTTCAGCAGCAGTAGTTGTAAACGAACAAAAGAAAGAAACAGCTGAAACTAATAGATATTTAAGAACACAATTCCAAAGAATAGTGAGAAATGCTCCTGTTGAAGAATTTGGTTCTTTGATAATTACTACTGGACATGACTTTTCTTATTCTGGAGCTGGAGTAACTTATAAGGCATTACCTTTTAACCAGGGTGGAGCTGGAGTTGCTGACCCAACGAAAGAAATTACCGAATTGGCTGGAGGTAGAGTTTACTTTACATCTGGTAACGAGCTTGGTGACTTTAAAATTGGTACGGGGCTTATAATTAATCAAGCAACCGGAACATTGCAAGGTAGAACATTCTCTCGTTCATTGTTCTCATTAGTAACACCATTCTCATTAGCATTAGAAGGATAAAAATAAAATTATGGCAGACGTATTTGTACCACTTAACGCATTCAAATCGGTAGTAACGACACTAACCGGTGAAGAAGACCAAGTATACACCACTCCGAGTGGTGTATCTACTATTATACTATCGACTCAAGTTACCAATAATGGTAATCAAACTGAAGAAGTAACAATTAAATTAGCTTCGAATAGAGAAATACCAGTACCACAAGTTGCTGGAATTATCAACACCGGAAGTATGTATAGCGCATCAGCGCTTTTAGAACAAAATTTAACATTTTTGAAAAAAGAAGTAGCAGCTTATACTAACTTCAATAATAACTTAGCAGAAGTTCCATTTGGATTTTCACAATCTAGATATGAAGCATATGTGGATACTGCAGTAAATGCGGTAGTTTATGATATTCAAAATGGGGGTACTATCCGAACAAATAAAGCAGCTTTATCATTTTATAATAAAAATGGTGAAACGTTAGTTCCAACTGGACAGGTAACGGCATCTTACGAAGCAATTAATTATACAGATACATTAGTAAAACAAATTTTAATTAACCAATCCATCACTGGTTCGGTTAATGTGGATAGAATTTATCAAACAATTTTCACCCAATCATTCAATTATGGTTTAATTGCAGAAACTGGGTCACAAGAAATTATTTCTCAACTATTTACTGTTATATCGGATACTATTTATGACCCGGTGAGAGAAACGCAAGAGGCGGTAGAGTTAGTAAGGAACTATCCTATCCCAAAAAGTGATTCATTTTCACCCGTAGTGGCTGGTAAATTAGTATTAGAGCAAGAGTTTGGATTACTATTCTCAGGTTCTACCGATTTGAAAATAGTTTTATCACTTCTTGAAAGTGCAAATGAGTAATAATTAAGTTGAAAAAACATAAATGAGTCAATTATTAAGTGGTAAGGTAAAAGTAACGCTTCCTCAGAATGTTTCTGAAGATAGATATGAGTTTCTTCAACTGAATGAAGCAGAACCTAATTTAGGGGTACCTATTAGTGGTAGTTTATCGAGCGGTTCAGTTGCTTTATTAGCATCTGATGAGTTTGGTAATCGTTTATTTGTAACAAAATTACAATTTCCTGAGTATAGTGGTTCATTTAGTGGTTCATTTCAAGGAGATGGTTCACGATTAACCAATTTACCCTTAGTAAAAGATGCTTCTAGATTAATTTCTGGTTCAGCATCGGCATCAATTTCACCACAAACCGGATTTTTAGTAAATGTATCATCATCTTTTGATGGTGATATGGATATAAATGGTGATGTTAGGGTTACTGGTGACTTATATGTTAATAATAGGATAGTTGCAAGAGAAATATTGGTTCAAATCATATCATCTTCAATTATTTTTTCATCTGGGTCAAACCGATTTGGAAATTCATTAGTAGATTTACAAGAATTCACTGGTTCTGTATCAGTTACAGGTTCATTTGATGTAAATGGTGAGGGTAGATTCAGTAATAACGTTTACATATCAAATACAGCTTCAGCATCCTTCTTTGAGGGTGATGGTAGTAAGTTATTTAACCTTCCTGCGGCAGCAGAATCACCAAGAATCGTTGATGGGGCTGTTACGGCATCCGTTAATGAATCTTATGGGTTTAGATTAGAAGGAACTACAAGAGCAGAGTTCAGTTCTTCACTTTTTGTGAGTGGAAACATAGAAATTGTTAGTGGTTCATCATTTAGTGGTAGTGGTGCTAACTTATTTGATATTCCGAGGGCAGCTTTAACGCCTGACGCTCTTCTGTCGGCATTTATTACATCAGGTTCGGTCACCGCATCGGTTAATCCAAATTATGGGTTTCGATTAGAAGGTACCAATAGAGCAGAATTTAGTTCTTCACTATTTGTAGCTGGTAATGTAACCGCATCGATGTTTACTGGTAGTGGTGCTGGTTTATTCGATATTCCAAGGGCAGCATTAACACCGGATGCATTGGTTTCTCCATTAATTGGTAGTGGAAGTGTAACGGCATCGGTTAATCCAAATTATGGATTTAGATTAGAGGGTACCAATAGAGCAGAGTTTAGCTCATCGGTATATGTAGATGGTAATGTAACTGCATCAATGTTTAGTGGTAGTGGTGCTGGTTTATTTAATATTCCGAGAGCAGCTTTAACGCCTGATGCACTTGTATCACCATTAATTAGTAGTGGAAGTGTAACCGCATCGGTTGACCCTAAGTCTGGATTTGTTGTAACTTCAATCGAAAGCGGTTCACAATTTACAGGTTCATTATTTGTAAGTGGTGGTATTTCTATAAATAGTGGTTCAATTTTTAGTGGTAGTGGTGCTGGTTTATTTAATATTCCGAGAGCAGCATTAACACCTGATGCATTATTGAGTACATTTATATCATCGGGTTCAGTAACAGCGTCTGTTTCTCCAAACTTTGGATTCAGAGTTGAATCACAACAAAGTGGTTCTGAGTTTACAGGTTCAGTTGATGTTAGTGGAAACGTATCCGCATCAATGTTTAGTGGTAGTGGTGCTGGTTTATTTGATATTCCTAGGGCAGCATTAACACCGGATGCATTATTATCAAATTTAATAACAAGTGGAAGTGTAACGGCATCCGTTGACCCTAAAGCTGGATTTGTAGTAACTTCAATCCAAAGTGGTTCACAATTTAGTGGTTCAGTTAGATTTAGAGATAATCTTATAGTAGCTGGTAATGTAACCGCATCGATGTTTACTGGTAGTGGTGCTGGTTTATTCAATATACCAAGAGCAGCATTAACACCGGATGCACAATTATCAAATATAATAGCAAGTGGTTCAGTTACCGCATCGGTAACTCCACAAAATGGATTTCAAGTAATTTCAGTTGCAAGTGGTTCGGAATTTACAGGTTCGGTTAGACTTAGAGATAACCTTAATGTAAGGGGAACTGTAACTGCATCAATGTTTAGTGGTAGTGGTGCTGGTTTATTTAATATTCCATTATCTGCATTAGCTGAACAAGTAGCTCAAGCTACTAGGATAGCAACCGGTTCAGTAACGGCTTCTGTTGGAAGTAATTTTGGATTTAAAGTAGAATCTGCACAATTTGGTTCTGAATTTACTGGTTCAATTGATGTAAGTGGTAGTGTAACTCTTAAATCTGGTTCATTTTACTCTGGTAGTGGTGAGGGATTATTTAATATTCCATTATCAGCATTATCTGAAGAGGTAATTAATAGAAATTTCATAGCAGATGGGCAAGTAACTGCATCTGTTGATAATATAAATGGATTTGTAGTAACATCACCATTAAGTGGTTCTACATTTAAAGGTTCAGTTTATGTTACTGGGTCTGTAAATGTAAGTGGTTCATTATTTGTAAGTGGTGGTGGTATTATTCAAGCATTAACTGGTTCATTCTTTAGTGGTAGTGGGCAGGGGTTATTAAACATACCTCGTTCGGCATTAACTGAAGATGCACTTATTTCAACTGAAATAAAATCAGGTTCAGTAACGGCATCGGTATCTCCTAATATTGGATTTGTAGTAAATTCGGCTCAAAGTGGTTCGGAATTTACTGGTTCAATAGATGTATCTGGTTCGGTATCAGCATCTTTATTTAGAGGTGATGGTAGTGGATTAACAAATATAACTATACCTGTAATTACCGATGGTAATGTAACTGCCTCAGTTGATGATTCTAATGGATTTATAGTTACATCTCAGGCATATGGTTCACAATTTACTGGTTCTGTTAGAGTTAATACATTTGTAACTGCATCTGAATTTAGAGGTAATTTTGCAGGAGATGGTTCTCAAATTACTAATATTCAAATATCTATTATCCAAGATGGTGAAATAACTGCATCTGTTTCAAATGAGAATGGTTTTGTAGTTGATTCTTTCAAAAGTGGTTCAACTTTCTATGGTAATATAATAGCAAATAATGGTATTGTATCTAATGATGATATCATAGCAAATGGAAACATACAAGCTAATATTGGTTCATTCTTTAGTGGTAGTGGAGCTGGATTAACTAATATTCCTTTATCTGCATTTGCTGAAGAGGTAATTGCATCAACTCGTATCCAAAGTGGGTCTGTTACTGCATCAGTATCTCCTAATTTTGGATTCAAAGTAGAATCATTGGATAGTGGTTCACAATTTACTGGTTCTGTTAAAGTATTAGGGCAAGTAAAAATTCTATCTGGTAGTGGATACTTTAGTGGTAGTGGTGAGGGGTTAACAAATATCCCCCGTTCAGCATTAACTGAAGATGCGTTACTTTCATCATTCATTGTAAGTGGAAGTGTAACTGCATCGGTAGCACCAAATACTGGGTTTGTTGTTATATCATATCAAAGTGGTTCAACTTTCTTTGGTGATATTCAATTAGCAACTGGTTCTTTCTCTGGTAGTGGTGCAAGATTATTTGATATACCAAAATCAGCAATTTCTGATTTAGATACTTCTAAAATATTTAGTGGTTCGGTTACCGCATCAACTCACCCTCAAAATGGATTTATTGTAACATCAGTTGTAAGTGGTTCAACTTTCTTTGGTGATGTTCAATTGGTAACTGGTTCTTTCTCTGGTAGTGGTGCAAAATTATTTAACATACCAAGAACAGCACTAACACCTGATGCACTTATTAGTACAACTATTACATCTGGTTCAGTTACCGCATCAGTAGCACCAAATACTGGATTTGTTGTAACATCAATTGAAAGTGGTTCAAAATTCTTTGGTAATATAGAATTAGTAACTGGTTCATTTAGTGGTAGTGGTAGAAATTTATTCGATATTCCTTTTTCTAATTTAACTGGAGATTCAAATAGAATTGCTAGTGGTTCTGCTACTGCATCTATTTCACCAAATTTAGGATTAGTTGTTAATACATCCGCATCTATTGATGGTGATTTAAATGTAGCTGGGGCAATCAACGCAACAGAAATAAATGTAACGTTTATAAATTCGGAAGTAATTTATTCTTCTGGTTCAAATATATTTGGTGATTCATTGACAGATATACAACAAATGACTGGTTCGGTTAAAATAACTGGTTCTTTGACTGTTGATGGTGTAATCACTGGTGATGGTAGTGGATTATTTAATATCCCACAATCAGCACTTACTGAAGCAGCAACATTAATTGCTAGTGGAAGTGTAACGGCATCGGTTAACCCTAATAACGGATTTGTTGTAACTTCAATCGAAAGTGGTTCTACATTTAGTGGTTCACTTTTTGTAAGTGGTGGTGTTTCTATAAATAGTGGTTCAACATTTAGTGGTAGTGGAGCTGATTTATTCAATATCCCAATATCAGCATTTTCACCTGATGCACAAGATGCAATTAATTCACTATTGGCAATCCAAAGTGGAATATTGGCTAGTGGTAGTGTAACGGCATCAGTTTCGAATGAGTTTGGATTTAAAGTAGAATCAATTGATAGTGGTTCACAATTTACAGGTTCATTATTTGTAAGTGGTGGAGTAGAATTAAGTAGTGGTTCATCGTTTAGTGGTAGTGGTGCTAGATTGTTCGATATACCAAGAGCAGCATTAACGCCTGATGCACTTTTATCAAACTTAATCGCAAGTGGTTCAGTTACCGCATCAGTAACACCTGATAACGGATTTGTTGTAACTTCAATCGAAAGTGGTTCTACATTTAGTGGTTCACTTTTTGTAAGTGGTAATATTGAGGTTGTTAGTGGTTCATCATTTAGTGGTAGTGGTGAAAACTTATTTAATATCCCACTAACCGCACTTTCTACTGAAGCAATTGAAGCACTTATTTCAACTGAAATTAAAAGTGGTAGTGTAACCGCATCAGTAACACCTGATTTTGGATTTGTAGTAGTATCAGCTGAAAGTGGTTCTGAATTTACTGGTTCAGTTGATGTAAGTGGAAGTTTATATGTAACCCAAACTATAAGTTCAAGTATTGTAAAAGCAAATGAATTATCTGGTTCATTCTCTGGTTCATTCTTTGGAGATGGTGGTGGATTAACTAATATTTCACTTGCTAACTTATCATTTGATGTATATCGTTTAGTGAGTGGTTCAGTTACGGCATCCGTAACACCAACTGAAGGATTCAAAGTTGAATCTTTGGATAGTGGTTCTAAATTTACTGGTTCAATTGATGTATCTGGTTCAATAACTATTGATGGTATTTATACTGGAGATGGTAGTGGATTGACAAATATTGATATTGCTAATTTGGCAATTGATACTTCTAGAATTTACACTGGTTCCGTTACTGCTTCGGTATCTACTGATGGCCACTTTAGAGTTTTAGATGGTACTACATTAAGAGCAATTAAATCCGAATTTAGTGGTTCAGTTTATGTATCTGAATCAATATATGTAAACAAATTTATATTTGGTGATGGTACTTTTATCACAAACGTAACCGCTGCAGCATCTCCAAGAATTTCATCTGGTTCAGTAACGGCTTCAGTTTCACCTAATTTTGGATTTAAAGTAGAATCCGCACGAAGTGGTTCTGAGTTTACGGGTTCAGTTGATATTAGTGGTTCAATATCGGCATCTTTATTTAGTGGTGATGGTAGTGGGTTATTCAATATTCCATTAGAAGCACTTGAAGATTTACAATTAGTAAAAATTAACTCTGGCTCTGGTATAGCAATTATTGACCCATTAAAATTAGATGTAAACGTTCCAATAACAGCATCTCGATTTGATGGAGATGGTAGTGGATTATTTAACATTCCTGCAAACGCATTACAAGACCTTCAATTAGATAGAATTATATCTGGTTCAACTCAGGCGGTAATTTCACCTGATAAAGGATTTGAGGTTGGTACAAAAACATCTATATCTGGTTCACTTAGTGTAAGTGGTGGATTATTTGTAACTGGTGGAAGTGTTATTTTATCTTCTGGTTCATCATTTGTTGGAGATGGTAGTGGATTGACTAACATCAATATAGCTAACTTATCATTTGAAACTTCACTTTTACAAAGTGGTTCATTTACAACGGTACTTTCACCAAACTTTGGATTAGTTGTTAACGCATCCGCATCAGTTAGTGGAAACTTAAGTGTTGAAAAAAATATATACGCACCTGTAATTTATGGTGGACAAATTACCGGTTCATTCTATGGTGGATACTATGGAGAGGGTGATGCTGAAGATAGAGATATTCTTATCTATGATGCGGCCCGTTCTAAATATGTACCTGTACCTGAGAGTACACCAACAACCGCAGAACCATTTACAAATGTAACTGAAGTAACGGTTGTACACAACTTTGATGTTGATTATCCAATCGTACAAGTTTATGAAGCTGGTACAAATGGAATGATTATACCTCAAGCTATCATACCATTGGACAGTGATAGAGTTAGAGTAGTATTTAGTGGTTTAACTTCTGGAGTTGTAGTAGTTGGTAGTGGTGGTTCAAAAATAAGTGGAGCAATTAGTGGTAACAACGTAATTGGAATTGTACCATCAGCGTCTAGAGCAATTTCAGCAGAAACTGCTGATACTGCATTAAATGTAGCTGGTATTGATTCGGCATCTCTTGCATTATTAAACGATTTACAAAACTTTGTAAGAAACGAACAAACATCATCTATGACGGTGTTGAGTTCATCTTTCGCTCTTACTGCATCTTACGCATTAAATGCTGGTGAAGCTGGTAGTGGTGGAACTGATTTATTCATTTACTATACAAGTTCGTTAGTACAAACTGAAACTGGAAAAATTAACTTTACTGGTTCTGGTGTAAGTGTAATTGATTCTGGTTCTGATGGTATATTAGTAACTATCTTAGGTGGCGGTGGTACTGGTGATGGTGATTTACTATCATCTCAAACCGCATCAATGTATGTGTTCTCATCATCATTTGCATCAATAGCCGAATACGCATTAAACGCAGTTGGTGGTGGAAGTGGTACTGGTTTCCCATTTGAAGGTTATGCTGCACTAACGGGAAGTTTAAATGTATCGGGTAGTTTAATTGTAACTGGTAGTACATTCATACAAAATTTACCATTAGGTTCAACAAATTTAGTGGTTACCTATAACCCAACAACTGGAAGATTAGAACAACAATCAATCGATGCAGCTGTTGGTACGAGTGGAGTAGATGGTACATCTGGAACTGGTGGTACATCTGGAACTGGTGGTACATCTGGAACAAGCGGAACGAGTGGAACGAGTGGAAGTAGTGGAACTTCTGGTACGAGTGGAACATCAGGTACATCTGGAACATCAGGTACATCTGGAACAAATGGTACGTCTGGTTCATCTGGGACAAGTGGAACAAGTGGAACATCTGGAACGTCTGGTACTTCAGCAACATCTGGAACATCTGGAACGTCTGGTACTTCTGGAAGTAGTGGAAGTAGTGGTTCATCTGGAACAAGTGGGACAAGTGGAACATCTGGAACGTCTGGTACTTCAGCAACATCTGGAAGTAGTGGAACATCTGGTTCTTCTGGAAGTAGTGGTTCTTCTGGAACATCTGGTTCAAGTGGTTCTTCTGGAACATCTGGTTCAAGTGGTTCAAGTGGTAGTAGTGGTTCATCTGGAACATCTGGTTCAAGCGGAAGTAGTGGTTCAAGCGGAAGTAGTGGAAGTAGTGGAACCTCTGGTTCATCAGGTTCGTCTGGTTCATCTGGAACAAGCGGAACGAGTGGAAGTAGTGGAAGTAGTGGTTCTTCAGGAACATCAGGTTCGTCTGGAACCTCTGGTTCATCAGGTTCATCTGGAACAAGTGGTTCAAGTGGAAGTAGTGGTACGAGTGGAACGTCTGGTTCAAGTGGTACTACTGGTACATCTGGTTCTTCGGGAACATCGGGCACTTCTGGTTCTTCTGGAACATCTGGTAGAGAAGGTGGTAGACTTTTCGAAGTAATTAATGATGGATTCAATTATGCATTTGATGGATATGATGATGCTACATTCCCAACCTTAACATTAGTAAGAGGTGAATTATTTTACTTTGATGTAAGTGGAGTTTCAGCATCACACCCATTTGCATTAAGATTATCAAGCGGTAATACTTCAGTTGTAGATGGTACAATAAATAATGACCCATTAAATGGATTAGCTGGAACAACTGATTTAATAGCATATAGAGTACCTGAAGATGCACCAAACAATATTGTTTATCAATGTGCAGTTCATTCATCAATGATTGGAATTATTGAAATTGTTGATAAAAACGGAACTTCTGGTACATCTGGTACTTCTGGTAGTAGTGGAACATCTGGTACGAGTGGAACTTCAGGTTCTTCTGGGACAAGTGGAACCTCTGGTTCTTCTGGAACAAGTGGAAGTAGTGGTACTTCTGGTACCTCTGGAACGAGTGGTAGTAGTGGAACTTCTGGTTCAAGTGGTAGTAGTGGTTCAAGTGGAAGTAGTGGAAGTAGTGGAACATCGGGTTCATCAGGAAGTAGTGGAAGTAGTGGGACATCGGGTTCTTCTGGTTCATCTGGTTCATCTGGTTCGTCTGGAACGAGTGGAACGAGTGGAAGTAGTGGTTCTTCTGGTACGAGTGGTACGAGCGGTGAAAGTGGTTCATCTGGAACTTCTGGTTCAAGCGGGACAAGTGGAGTTGATGGTACTTCTGGTTCAAGTGGAACAAGCGGATTAGATGGAACATCGGGTACATCTGGTACATCGGGAACTTCTGGCACTTCTGGTACATCTGGGACAAGTGGTACATCGGGAACTTCTGGAACTTCTGGAACTAGTGGTGAGAATGGTTCATCTGGAACATCTGGTTCTTCTGGAACATCGGGAACGAGTGGAACATCAGGTACATCTGGAACAAGTGCAACATCTGGAACCTCTGGTACAAACGGAACGAGTGGAAGTAGTGGTACTTCTGGTTCATCTGGTTCAACCGGTACTGATGGTACATCGGGAAGTAGTGGTTCTTCTGGGACAAGTGGTACGAGTGGTTCAAATGGAACAAGCGGAAGTAGTGGAACATCTGGAACAAGTGGTTCAACGGGAACGGATGGGACAAGTGGTTCTTCTGGAACAAGTGGTACGAGTGGTTCGAATGGTACATCAGGAAGTAGTGGTACTTCTGGTTCTTCTGGTTCAACTGGTAGTAGTGGAACTTCTGGTACTTCTGGTTCTTCTGGGACAAGTGGGACAAGTGGTTCGAATGGAACGAGTGGAAGTAGTGGAACTTCTGGTTCAAGTGGTTCAACGGGAACGGATGGTACATCTGGTTCATCTGGTTCATCTGGAACAAGTGGAGTTGATGGAACGAGTGGAAGTAGTGGAACTTCTGGTTCAACTGGAACGGATGGTACATCTGGTTCATATGGTACATCTGGAACAAGTGGTTTATCTGGTTCAAATGGTACATCTGGAACTTCAGGTTTAAATGGAACTTCAGGTTCGTCTGGTACAAGTGGTTCATCTGGTTCATCTGGTACTAATGGTACGTCTGGTTCATCGGGAATTAGTGGAACTTCTGGGACAAGTGGAAGTAGTGGAAGTAGTGGTACATCTGGTTCAAGTGGTACATCTGGAACATCTGGAACCGCAGGTACATCTGGTTTAGATGGAACTTTATTTGGAAGTAGTGGTACTTCGGGTTCTTCTGGTTCAACTGGAACATCGGGAAGTAGTGGAACTTCTGGAACAAGTGGAGTTGATGGAACATTCTTCGGTTCTTCTGGTTCATCGGGTACTTCTGGTACAAGTGGAAGTAGTGGAACAAGTGGTTTGAGTGGTTCAAGCGGTACATCTGGAACTTCTGGAACAAGCGGACAAGATGGAACATTCTTTGGTTCATCTGGAACCTCTGGAACATCTGGTGTTGGTACTAATGGTACATCCGGTTCAAGTGGTACATCTGGAACTTCTGGAACAAGCGGACAAGATGGAACATTCTTTGGAAGTAATGGAACTGCTGGTACATCTGGTACATCTGGTTCATCTGGAACAAGCGGAAGTAGTGGAACTGCTGGTACGTCTGGAACAAGCGGACAAGATGGAACTTTATTTGGAAGTAGTGGTACATCTGGTACATCAGGTCAAAGTGGTTCATCAGGTACTTCTGGTTTAGGTACAAACGGAACCTCTGGAACAAGCGGACAAGATGGAACTTTATTTGGAAGTAGTGGAACATCTGGAACAAGTGGTCAAAGTGGTTCATCAGGTACTTCTGGTTTAGGTACAAACGGAACCTCTGGGACTAGTGGACAAGATGGAACTTTATTTGGAAGTAGTGGAACATCTGGGACAAGTGGTGAAAGTGGTTCATCTGGTACAAGTGGTATTGGGACAAATGGAACATCAGGTACTTCTGGACAAGATGGAACTTTATTCGGTTCGTCTGGAACATCTGGTACAAGTGGTGAAAGTGGTTCATCAGGAACATCTGGGTTAGGTACAAATGGTACTTCTGGAACAAGTGGACAGGATGGTACGTTATTCGGTTCATCTGGTACATCTGGAACATCAGGTGAAAGTGGTTCATCTGGTACTTCTGGGTTAGGTACAAATGGAACATCAGGTACTTCTGGGCAAGATGGAACTTTATTCGGTTCATCTGGAACATCTGGTACATCAGGTGAAAGTGGTTCGTCTGGAACATCTGGTGTTGGAACTAATGGAACATCGGGTACTTCTGGACAAGATGGAACTTTATTTGGTTCGTCTGGTACAAGCGGAACATCAGGTGAAAGTGGTTCTTCTGGAACATCTGGAGTTGGTACGAATGGAACATCAGGTACTTCTGGACAAGATGGAACATTATTTGGTTCATCAGGTACTTCTGGTACAAGTGGTGAAAGTGGCTCATCTGGTACTTCTGGTATAACGGGCACCGCTGGTACTTCGGGAACATCTGGACAGGATGGAACTTTATTTGGTTCTTCTGGAACATCGGGAACATCTGGTATTGGTACTGATGGTACATCTGGTATAACGGGTACTGCTGGAACATCTGGGACAAGTGGACAAGATGGAACTTTATTTGGAAGTAGTGGTTCTTCTGGAACAAGCGGAGTAAGTGGAAGTAATGGAACATCTGGCATTGGAACAAATGGTTCATCTGGAACAAGTGGACAAGATGGAACTTTATTCGGAAGTAGTGGTACTTCTGGTACATCTGGATTAGGTACTAATGGTACATCTGGATTAGGTACTAATGGTACTTCTGGAACATCTGGGCAGGATGGAACTTTATTTGGTTCATCCGGTACATCTGGTACATCGGGTTCATCTGGATTGGGTACAAATGGTTCATCTGGAACCGCAGGTACATCTGGTTTAGATGGAACTTTATTTGGAAGTAGTGGTTCATCTGGAACATCTGGAATGGCTGGTTCAAGTGGTTCAAGTGGTTTAAGTGGTACATCTGGTATTACTGGTGATGGTGGTTCATCTGGTACATCTGGTTCATCTGGGATATCGGCTACAATTACTGGAACTACTAATAACGGAGTTCTTACACTAAATGGGTCATCACCCAATATTACAGCTGAAAGTGGACTTACTTATGATGGTACTTTATTAGATGTAACGGGTAACGCAACTATATCAGGTAATATAACTGGAAATAATGTAACTGCAAATACATCAGTTTATACACCTAACTTTAGAGAATTATTTTCTAATTTAGGTACGGGTGGAAGTGTAACAATTAATTTAACAACTGCAAATAATTTTAGATATACGGCTAATGCAAATGTTACTTACACATTCTCAAACCCACCATCATCTCCTCAGGGATTTGGATTTACGTTGGTTTATGTGAATGGTGGTAACTTTACAACAACATGGCCGGCATCAGTAGATTGGGCTGGTGGTATAGCACCTGCGTTAACTGCAAATGGAACTGATATTTTAGTATTCTATACTTATGATGGTGGAACAACATATTATGGATTCTTATCCGCAGCAAATTTAAGTTAAGAAAGTTATGAGTATAGCAAGAAGATTAGTAACAGCAGCCGGTGGTAGTGAGGTACTACCATTTCAATTCCAACTAACAGTTGGTGCTGGGCAATTATTTGAATTACCTTTAGTAACTGTTGGTGGTACTCAACCAAAAGTTCAAGTAGGATGGGGTGATGGTAATTCATCACCTATTATAGAAAGTGTAACTGATATTAATAGATTTCATACATATGCAACCGCTGGTACATATACGGTATCTGTAATTGGTTCACTACCTGGATTTAGGGTTGATAATAGTACATATAGAGTATTATATACTGCGATACTTGATTGGGGAAATGTTGGATTAAGAAGTATTAACTTTTATGGATGTACAAATATAACATCAATACCTGGTGGTGCAATTGGTTTAAGTAGAATAACTCAATTTAACAATACATTTAGGGGTACTGGTATAACATCAATCCCATCTGATTTATTTAGTTATTCTCCAATAGTATTGGATTTTATAGATACATTTTCATTTACAAGAATAACATCAGTTCCAAACAATTTATTTGATGAATGTACTTTAGTAACATCATTTAACTCAACTTTTAACGCATGTACATCATTAGTGAGTGTACCAAATGAATTATTCAGATATAATACACAAGTAATTAACTTTTCATCTACATTTAGAAATAATAGAGCGTTAACAAATATACCAACATTTTCATATAATCCAAATGTTACGGTATTTACGAATATATTTAATATGAGTTCCATAACTAATGGTTCAGCTAGTTGGGGAACTGTTGAAGCACTTTGGTCTAGGTCACCTGAGCCATTAGGTACAAACGCATTTAACAATTGTACTGGAATTACAAATTACGCATCAATACCTGTAAATTGGAAATAATAAAGATATGTATTTAAAATTAGAAAACGGAAATATAAGATATCCTTACACAATTAGTGAACTTAAATTGGAAAATCCAAATACAAGTTTCCCTGCGGTGTTAACTAATGAGGTATTAGAATCATTTGATGTATATTATGTAGAAGCTACTGAATATACTGATGATTATACAAAAAACATAGAGGAAGGTACTCCAATCCTATCCGATTCATCATATATTCAAGTTTGGAATATAACCGATGCAACTGAATCAGAAATTTCAGTAAAACTTGAAGAAAAATGGGTAGAAATTAGAATTATGAGAGATGCTTTATTAGCACAATCAGATTGGACCCAATTTCAAGACTCACCTATAAGTGGTACTACTTTAGTTGAGTGGCAAACATATAGACAATCTTTAAGAGATGTAACATCTCAACAAAATCCATATAATTTAAGCTGGCCGGCTAAACCAATGTAGTAAAAGAAATTTGTTTATATTTATACCTATAAAGAATGGAATAAATAGCAAATGAGAATAGATGCACCAAGTTTTTCGGGCTCAATTAACCAAGCACCTTCCGCATATGCAACCCTAAGTGGTTCATTTACTGGAAGTTTTACTGGTTCCTTTAAGGGAGATATTGAAGTAACAACTGCTGAATTTACTAACCTAAGTGTAAAAGATAGTTTACGATTAGGGTATGATAAAGGTAATACTACTCAATATGTATTGGTATCAAGTGGCTCTATTGCGGTTTCTGGTTCGATAGATTTACAAGGCGGTTCATTTAATGTGGATGGTGTAAATGTATTGGATTCAGCGATAGCATTTGCGATTGCATTGGGATAAAAAAATAAAATATGGCAAATACATTTAAAAATAGTGTTAAAGGACCAGCCGGAACGGGTGGTTTAAGTGTTTATACGACTCCATC